ATGATCTCAGGAAACGTTTTGTTACGGGAGGTGGGGATGGACAAGCTTACAGGGTACATCCTGCTGACTTTGTATGTCGGCGCGATAGTAGCCGTCTGGCGAGTAGGCGCCGCCTGCTTAGGGGAATTTTCGGGGCTGGCTTTCGGGATCTCTGCGTTCATGCTATCCGGCGGGTATATGGCCGCAAAGCAAGAGAAGGACCCCATCATCGGGCAATCCATCATGCTGGTGGGCGTGGTAGCCGCGCTCATAGGCCTAGCCGCTCCCCTGTTTGCATAAAGGGAATCAAGAATGAACCTTCAAGAAGCAAACCTCGCCTATGAAACCTACATGGCCAAGCTAATGGCCGTGACGCAACACGGGACAAGCGACGACATAGTGCAGTTAGTAATGAACGAATATCCAAGAGAGGCCGTCGACTTTCTAACTCAGACGGGCGCCCCTATTCTGGTTATCTATTACGCGCTTGTCGCCTTTGCGCTTTATAAGTTGATTGGGCGCATGCGATATCTGTACCGATTCTTGATCTCACTGGTAGTTTTCTTTTTTGCTGTCTGCGTCGACTTCACATTGGCAGGGCTAAATGTGCTAGGGCTAGAGTACGCTTTAGGGCTTGGATTCAAGGCCGGAAGCATCGCCGCGGGGATCGGCTTTTTGTTCGCCTCTTTTTACAAGAAGCCCGAAAGAAAGGAACCGCCCCAACCCGAAACTCAAAGTCCTTCTTGATAGTTGGGCAAAATGAAACTCCCCCGAGGGATTTCCTCAGGGGAGTCGATAGCGCTTTATGGACGCTGGGCTACGTGCTGGCCTTCGCAGGGATGAAGCCTGCGTAGACGCCGAGTTCGCCCTTCACGGCTATTTGCACGGTTTCGCCCTTTCTCACAGGGATCGTCACTTTGGCCTCGCCATATGCGTGACCAGAAAAGCTACCAACATCTGCAAGCACCTCCGCAACAGCAGAGTTCGCCTCTCCACTGTGAGTGCTACCCTTAGCAAAAACGAACCCATCAGCAGGTGCTACGTACACGTTCCACCACTGATCGGCAACTACAGGAATGTCAATCTTCTGACTGGACGGGAAAGCGTTCATTGCCGAAGCCTTGCCGAATGCTCGGAGGAGATCCTTATTCATAAGAAGCACCTCCGAAGCAAACGTTAAGAGCCGATGTATGGGTAAAAGCGGATGTGCGCCTTGATGTTCTGAGCAGCTCCATCAATCCACGCGTACCAGTGAATCGTTTCGCCCTTTCGGCAAGGAGTCTCAAGAACCGGCCACGTCTGCCCGTAGCTCCCAACGAACCCACAGTCGAGCTGATCTCGTCGAACCGTGAGGTTGTAGTAGGCGTAGCCTTCAGCGGGCTCACACTGGATGACGAACACGCCGTCGCACGGAGGAACGTAAGTGGTTGCGTTAACATTCTCATACCCTGTCGGGAACGAGATGTCAGTTGCAATATGGCGCCCTGCGACGACACTCTTATGCGATCCGCGATAGGCGTCAAAGCACGAGTTAAGCAGGTTCTTAAGCATGGCACAACCCTCCAAAAGAGCTGTGCCACAGGGCTTTTAGCCCCCCCGACAAGCTTGAGCATCTGAACTGTTATGTTGGCCAACCGAGCTCCCTGGCAAGTCACAGTTTCGCCTTTTTTAACCGGCAAAGAAAACCCGAAATGCAGACCCGCTGTTGCCCAGTTCATGCCTGCGTAGCCAGAGGTTGATGTCATCGTTGCCATTCCGTCAACGCCCGTACTCTTCCCTTGGATTTGGACATACCCATTAGCGGGAGCAACGAATGTCGAAATGGCTTCCCATTCTCCAACCGTGCCCTTGCAGTTAATCGAGACGGCCTCTCCGCTCGGAGACGCACCAGTTGCACCACCGTCCAAGATGGCGGCACGAAGTTGATCCTTGATACTCATGCCGCTACCTCCATGCGAGCGTTGTTACTGGCTACCGAGAGAAGGAACGAAGTAGAACTCTCCTCGCTTGAACGTACCCCAAGGCGCATAGTTGAGCTTTTGTCCACGGGTACAAGGAATACAAGCTTTCGCCCAGCTTGAAGTACTGTTTGACGAGAGAGATTGTGCGCCACCGGATTTGCGAATCTCAGCGTCGACACCGGTACCCTCAAGCCAAATGACGCAAAAACCGTTTGCTGGCGGCACGTACTCGCGATCTCCCGGGCTAGATGTAGATGCGAAGCTCTCGATGACGATGCAACGCTCAGACGGGAACGCGAACCCGCTACCAGTCTTGGCAAAGTTTCGGAGGTAGTCTTCAAGCGAAGCCATAGCGCACCTCCGAAACGATTGCGAGATAGCGCCGGAAGGTATCGTTTATACCCCCCCCCGATAGTTTTTACGAATAGTACATACCATTGCCTTACGAATGAATTAGCTTCGTAAAAGCTTGCATCCACCGTACATCCTTTTCTTAGAGTCATGTGAACTGATCCGTCAGTTGTTCTAGCGGCATGCCTACGGCCGTCGGCGTCACGGATGTCTACCCCGGGGAGCACGCCGCTTTCTAGTCCTGAACCTTGAAAGAAAGCAGACAGAACGCCATCGCAAGGAGCGACATACGCCACGGTTTCATTGTCGTTTGGAGAGTTGAAGTTCGTCTTCCTAACAAGGGTAATGATTTGATTCGAAGGCATGGCTCCTCTTGAGCCTACCTTCAGCGTCTCCGCCCTGAGCAAGTCCTTCATAGTTGCCATCAGAACCCCCTATACATGTTTGCCTGCATGGCACGAGCATCAGCCTTCTGGCCGCACTCGTAAGCTATGCACGCGGGAATCGTCGGATACTCGACGAAAGGAAAGCCCTCGACCGTCGGCAGATCTCGAAGAGCCTCACGATAGGCCAGAACCTCAGTACGCTCCTGATCAGTCAGAGCCTCACGAGAAGCCTTCGCAGACTTCTTGACCGTCATGTCCGTCAGTTGGACGTAGCAGTCCGTGTCAGAGATGCGAGCATTGCGTTCAGCTCGAACTTCGGCTGCATATCGCTCAGTGACAAAAGCATCGTCGTTCTCAGGCAGAGCAGCGGCGGCGTAGTAGCCACCGTCAGCAGACCTGAAGAGTTCACCAGGACGCTCCTTTGCAGTCACCCACGTCAGGACACGACCGTCAATCTCTTCGTCCTTGCACTCGTAGCCATTGGCACGAGCGGCCTCAAGATCGAGCGGATCAACAAAGCAATGGACGAACCCACTGTTAGAGTGCGCCGCTACTTTGCCGTTGCGATCCATCACCACATAGCCGCCTACTGGCGAGGACAGAGCCTCGGTCAGGTAAGCGGCTTTAACTTCTTGGAGAGTTTTCATTTCTTGTTAGCCTCCTTCTTCAGCTCCTCAACCTGTTTCTCAAGATTTTGTACACGTTCCAACAAGCAAGCAGCGAGCGTAATCATGATCCATCCGCCCGTAAAATCAGGCTTAATCTCACGGTCGCCTTTGGTCTTTCCAGTTACTATTGCGCCATTTACGGCTTTCATAAGCTCATCAACTGTCATACAGGTACCTGTCCTCCAAATTCGACAATCAATTCCTTGAGAGCAGTCTCAAGCTCGGACGTATCCACCTTCTGTGCGAGGCCCGCGGTGTAGGTCGAGGTATCCACCTTCTGTGCAAGGCCTGCAGCTAGGTCAGCCGCCATGGCCACCTTATAGCCGCCAGGCGTAACCCCGTCCATCAGGTGGATATTCCACTTGGACGTATCCACCACGAGCTGTTTCGGAATACCCGTGTAGACCTTGACCTTCTCTGTCGTATCGCCCATCTGGGCGAATCGCGTTGGTTTCGTCGCCATTACGTCGTGCTCCCTAAATCAATGTCGCCATCAAAGTCGGCGATCGTTATCTTGTCCTTGGCGGACAGCGCGCCTAGTGTCGGTTTGCCGGTAATGCCCGCCCACGTCGTAGTGCCCGCCGGCCCCGTTGGACCTCGTTCGCCTTGAATGCCCTGATCGCCCTTCGGGCCTTTGATGTCGCCACAGTCGACCCAAGCGCTTCCGCTCCACGAGTAGAGACGCGAGCCGACCATGTAGGCGTCGCCCAGCGTTCCGGTCGGATGTTGCTCTTGCAACTCCTCGAGGGACGGGAAGCTACCCTTGATCGCGAGGGCCGCGCCAGTTTCGCCCTTCGGTCCCTGTGGACCTCGAACGTTTGCAAGCCTCGCTCCAACCGTGAACGTGCTCGATGCGATCGACGCGATCTGGAAGACCTCACCATCAGGATCAATCACCGTGTCACCGACCTTCACATTGGCAGAAGGCGTGAGCGAGGTAAGCGCCGCAGTGCCGCTGGCGCTCACGTTTGTCGACGTGAGCCGAACTGCGAATGCGGCCACCTTGGCAGACTCTGCTGCGGCCTGCGCGGACTTTGCCGCCTCGCTTGCCTTGGTCCCCGCGTCCGACGCCTTCTGCGTCGCAGTGGTTGCCGCAGTCTCGGCCTTGCCCTGCGCCGTCACGGCAGCAGTCTTCGCAGACTCTGCACCGGCCTTGGCCGTATCGGCTCCTGCCTTCGCAGTCTCCGCCGCCTTCAGAGCGTTCGATGCAGCGGTAGCCGACTTGGCTGCGGCATCAGCTTGCGCCTTTGCGTTGGCCGTTTGAGTAGCGCCGGCCGCGTTGACGGCGGCAACTTGTGTCGTGCCGGCATTCACCACCAAACCGACCTGCTTGGTGCCCTCGGCAGCCACGACCGACTTCTGCGAGGAGCCTTCCTGCGTAATCTGATCGATGGTGGTGGAGCCCGCATTCTGCACCGCAGTCACCTGCGTGCTGCCCACAGACTGAATGTTCCTCACGCCCGCCGCAGTCGCGTCCATCACCTCCTGCAGGAGACCACTGGTGGAGCTTTCAGACTGCGCGGCCTGGTCGGCGTAATACTTAGCGCCATAGAGCTCGCCTTCCACCGGGGCCGTCGTCTGCGTGGCCCACTTCTTTGCGAGAGCATTACTTGCCTCTGCACCGGCTTGCGCCTCGAGCGCGGACGCATTGGCGGCCTCCGCGCTCTTCTGCGCCGCTTGAGACAGCCGAACGTTTTCAGTCGTTGTCTCGACAGCATTCACCGCCGTCTCAAGGTCTCCACGATCGATGGCGTCGGCTACCTTGTTCACGTCATCGATGTTGGTCGCCACCGTGTGGATGTTTCCGTTGACAACTTCGATATCGCCAACGATCTCATCCGTCGTGGAGCCGCAGTCCCAGTCGCCGTCACCTACTACCTTGCCGACAAGGTCAGTGGCCACGGTCTCGACGTATGGCATACCGCCAGACACCGTCACAACATCGGCGATTTTTTCCGCGACCTTCGTGACTTCGTAGGACTTGCCCGCAACCTCGACCACTTCAGGCTTGATCGACGCAACGGTTTTTACATCTTCAATTGCAGTACCAGTTGCAACAACGGGCACGATGTTGTCGGCCACGGTCTTGATCTCGGCCTTCATCGGGACGAGGGCGGTGGCCGCTTCGGCGTACTCCTTCGTCTGCTCCTCGGACTTCTTCGCCTCTTCGGCGGACTTCTGGGCGGCATCGGCGAACTGTCGGGCGTCATTTTGGGCGGACAGAAGCTTCTCAATCAGCTGTTCAGGAGTACTGTCAGATGTCGGCGGAACTGACAAAGTGCGGTCAAGGCGCTCTACGAGCTGCTGGATCTGCACAACAACTCGATCCATCGCCTCATTGATGATCTCAGGCGGGAACCTCGAGTAGTTCGTCAGCTGCATGTTCTGCGTGTAGGCAACGGCAGACCCAACTACAAAGATGTTCCCCTTGACAATCGGCGTCGTCAAGACAACCGTGCCACCAGGCGTCGCGGCCTGATCAGAATTCATCTCGACTGAATAATCCTGCCCATACACAAGAATTCTTGCCTGCGCTTCAGGATCATCAGCCGTGGCGACATACACGTCAGTCTTTTCAAAGATGAGAAAGCCGAAAGGCAATCTCGACTGTCCTTCCGACGTGAACGGCCCAGCTAATCTTTTGACGTACTCGATCATAGAAAATGGCTCCTTAGTGGAGCCATCTTCGTATGATTGGGCGAACACACGCGCACTAGTCTTGCGGAGGCGATACGACCTTTGGGGCTCTGGATGGAACCATCTCCGTCCTGCCCCAGTAATAACCCTGTCCCGTTCCCCGTCTCATCTTGGTTTCCATGCGCTGCAGATATCCGGGCGACAGATAGTCCTGAACCTCGTTCATGAATGCACGATCAATCACAGCCGATGTGTACCAGAGATTGACGAAAGGCGTGTGCGACCTGACAAGCCTGACAGCGCGGGCCCCAGGCTTCGTCTCCTTGTCGTAAATCGCGCTACCGGCCATCGATGTCAGCAAGTCTGACGCATCAACCACCGTCCCGACGACCGGACCTGCAAAGTTGGTAAGACCGGACATCGCACCATAGCGCGCATCCTCACTCAAGCCGTTGACGATCCAGTCTCCAAGGAAACCCAATCCGCCGCCCTTCGTGAACGCCTGCATCCAGAAAGCCTTGTTCTGAAGCGAGACCTCCATGTCCTGCAGATCCTTACCGTTGAGAAGGTTCTGCACCTGCAGTGAGATTGCACCGAAGATGGTAGTCGCAACGAAGATGCCGGCAGCGTAGGATGCTTGGTCGACCCTATTGCCATACTGGCCCAAGAAAGCCGCTCGACGGTAGTGGCGCTCCATCATCGCAATCGGGAAAGACTTGAAGAGGAAGAAGGATCGATAGAGCTCACCCTTGAGTGTGCCTCGCTTGAAGCCGCCTGTCGTCTCAGCACGGGTAATGAGGTCAGGACCAAGCGACGCCATCTCGGACTCATTGACGATGAAGCCGATCAACTTGCTCGGAAGCATATCAACCTCCTCCTGAGTAGCTCCGTTGAGTGCACCCTCGCTCAGTCTTTTCAGCTGCCTGATGGTGATGAACTCTATGCCCCTGTGAGTCTCTGTGCCGGCCATCTGCAACAGCTCGAAGTCACGCTCAGAGATGCCGCCCTCCTCGAGCCTGGCTCTATCATATGCGTCCAAATCCGCCCAGTCCTTCTTGAGCATCTTCGCCATGCCGGCCATCATGTTCAAGCACATGGCTCGGCGCGTCGCATCGGTGAACGCAGAGAGAAGCGAGGCCTTCATCGTGGCATTGGCGAGCTTTGCAGTCCATCCTTCACCTATGTTGTCAGCGGCATACCTGTTGAAGTCACTGATGATGCTGTCAGCAATGAAACCAGCACGATTCGCGTACTCCTTCCAGTCAGAGCCATAAGCCGCCACAAAGAACTTCAGACTGTCCATGAAGCCGAGGCGATTGAAGCCACTGGCCACGAAGTACGACGGGATATCCGAAAACGAGGAAATGAAAGCCTTTCCAAGTTTGCCCGCCACCTCAAGGTTGCGCCAACCGGCCATGAAGTTTGCCACGCCGTCTCGATTGATCTCGATCTGCGAGGTCACGCCGCTCAAGACATTCCAGATGTCGTCGACTGTTGCACCAAGCAAGCCCTGATGATCCGAATACTTCTTCAGAAGATCGATCTTGCCGACAGTCCCCTGCGCTTGAGACGCAACGTTGTCCGCCACGCCCTTTAGCATCGTGTACGTAGCCTGAGGCTTCGGCCCGAACGACTCAAGCAATGAAATGTCATTGCTCATCTTGACGATATGCCCCATCAGGGAACCCGTCAGACTGCTGTTCCCAAACTTTGACTCGTACCGAATGAAGCTTTCGGCATCCTTGAAGTGAAGGACTCGATGCGGGTATTTCTTGTATCTGGCCGCATTGGTCGCGGGAAGATTCTTCGCAATCTCTGTCACGTCGTCAGTCACAACACCGTTTGTGATGATGTCATCGTAGGAGTGCTCAAGAAGCACCAGCAACTCATCGTCAGACATCATCTCGCCCTTGTCGTTCGTGAAGCGCTCACGATCCAACAGCGGAAAAATCTCATCGATCCAGGCATCCTTGCCTGCCTTGCGGATTTTCCACAGATCATGAGACTGCGGGATGTAGCCATAATCGATCTTGCCGATCTGAGCGCCGGCACGAATTGCCCGCTCACGCATGGCGTCCGTTGTCTTTTCCCATGCCTCCCACGCCGCTTTCGCTCGAGCGTTGTCCGTGTCCTCGCCAAAGGCCTCACGAATGAAGTCACGCACGTCCCCGGCATCCTCAACGAACCCAAACCATCGACTATCGATGCCCTGCAGCGTATCAAGCAACTGCGTGCAATACTCGTTCTGAATGCCTCGAGCTCTTCGGTAAACGCTTCGCATGATCTCAGCTACGGCGGAATAGGCATGCAGATCGCGCTCATTAGAGAGCCGTTCCATCTCACGAATTCGCTCATCCTGACGAAGCACCTGTCTGGCAATATCAGCCTTTCTCTTCAACGCCTCGAGCTTGATCTGCTTGATGTACTCACCAGCCGCCGCTCGAACGCGATCATCGTTCGGGAGCTTCGCCCACGCATCGGGGTCCGACCGGCGAAGCGCTCCCATGATCTGTCGCATGTTCGACATGATCGCATCACCATCTTCAGGCTTGACGTTCTTGCCAGTCACGGCAGAAATCGCCGCCAGACACTCTTGTCTCATTGTTGGATCCCTCCGTTTTTCAGGATGCACTCAGTCGCCTTTCCGATACCGGCAGCGTCGATCTCGGCTTCCTGATCCACTCTCTGCATCTCAGCAAATACCTCTTCCATAGTCATCTGTGTACCGTTATCGTCGATAACGTAGGCCTGGTCCGGCTTCTCTGCAGCCAAGTTTTCAAGTCGCACCATGTCTGCATCCTTGCCCGCGACAGAAACCGCACGCGCACGTTCTTCTGACATCGGATCAACGTCGGCTTCTGGCTCAACCTTCGTATCAGACTCAGCTTCCGCTTTCTGTTCCGCATCCTGTGCGATTTTCTCTCCCATCGCGTCAACAAGATTTTCTGCAGGCTTCGCTGCGTCCTGTCCCGCCTTGATCGACTGTCGAATGCTTTCGACATCAACGTCAGGCATCAGGGAGAGACCAGTCTTACCCTCATCAATGAGACGCTGAATCTCGGCATTCTGCGCCTGTCGCAGATAGCTCATTGCGTCTGCCAGATCAAGCGGGTCACCAAGCAGCATCCCGCTTCCTTCTCCAAGACTCTGCGTGATCGAATCGGAGAACCCTCCAAGGATGCGACCGATCTCCGCCGCAGAATTCTTATTTGCCGAGAAGATCTCAAAGATCTGCTGCGCCACGGGATTGACGCCTCCGAAGATATCGGCCTGGCCTGGCACATCCCCTCGCTTGATCATGTTGACGGCCTCGACGATGCCCGGTCCAAGGTCAATGACGCCGCCGGACGACTCTCGTATGTTGATGACGTGAGGTGCAAAAGCCGCCATCGCATTGAGAATCCTCTTGATCCCCTGCTTGTCGGTCTCTACGGCCACGAGCGACGTGAGCTCGGGATCGCGATAGGCCGCATAGAAGAGCGCCGCCTTTACTCGAGTCTTTGCCGCTTCGGTCGGATTTCCGGCACTATCAATCAGGCTACCCAAGGCACTAGGCTCACCGATGTCCGTCACGAAACGATTGAGAGTGTCTCGTGTTGGATCGCCGTTCTCGTCAAACGTGTACTCCTGTAGACGGCGGGCTGACAGCTTGCCGGCATCCTGCACTGCACGCTCCTTGCCGCTCATCTCGAGCACCTGACTCTGATTCGAACGATCAATGAAGCCTGTTGTCACCTTCTCGTTCGGGATAAAGCGGACAAGTGCCGGTCTCTTCAGCTCTTTGATTGCCTGAGGATCGATGCCCGTCATCTGCGTGTCGGCGATCATGTCCTCTATGTACTGGCCTGCTGTGCCACGGTTGTATGCTTCAGTAAGCCCCGCCATGCGCCCGTTGCCGGCAACCGCATGCACGCGAGACGAGTCCTCGCCGTAGGCCTCAACAGCGCGTCCATCCCACGTATTCGACGTGAGCACGCTGTCTGCCTCGACAACGGCGTAAGTTACGGGTACACGTTCGCTACCGTCCATCACATAGTCAGTTATGCCCTGATAGCGAACATCCGGCATGGAACCAAACGACACGATCGGAGCGCCACTACCGGTCGAGCGGTCAAACGACATGCGGCTGTAAATCGGATTGGCAGCAATGGACGACATCTGCCCGATTGAGGCCACGGCTGATCGATCGCGGTTCTGGAGAACCACCATCGAAGACGAGTCATCACTCATCTGGACGGCACGAGCAAAGTTCTTCTGTGCCTTCGTCAGGGCGACGTCATTCATCTCGACGCCCTTTACCTGCTGCGCTACATCGACCGGCTTCCCGTCGTTGATCTGCTCGACAGCAACCTTCGTCGCACGTTGAGCAGCGTCATACGCATCGGCGCTGCGCGGATTCTTGAAGGGAGCCGTCGTCTTCTCTTCCGTCGCACGCTGAGACTGAGCAACGCGAGCCGCAACGATCTGAGCGCGATTTGGCTTGACGCTTCGGACACGTTCCTGCTGTCCGTACATGCGCTTGACGACGGTCTCAACCTGCTTGGAGAGGGGCGGAAGATCCTCACCAATGGCCTGCTTGTACCTATCCTTGACGACTGTCTCAACAGGGTTTTCTGCATCAACGCCAATGATGGACTTGTACAAGTCAACAATCCACTTGCCGAACCGCTCGAAGATTCCCTCGAGATCGCGCGTAGGAGCCTTGCCCTTGGAAAGGAAGATCTCTACCTGAGCAGCAAACAGCTCCTGATACTTTCGTTGTCCATCGACGCCCAACGCGCGCCACTCCTCGACGCTGTTGATACCCCACGACTTGAGTAGCGCCATTGCATCAGCAAGCAGCTCCGGTTTGATCTTGCCGTTGTCAAGAACCCTCATCAGCATGTCAAGGTACCAATGGGCATGCTCATGGGCAAAAGTAGAAATATCCGCCTTCGGAGTCAGCGTGATCTTTCTGGCCGCAGGTTCATACATACCACGGACCTCAAAGGTGCCATCCGGCATGTGAACGACGCCACTACCATCCTCTACCGCCTTCTCAATCGCATTGCGCATCTCGATAGCAGCGTCGTCAAAGACAACCGCACACTCGCCGTCGATTGCGCCCTTGTAGCGATAGCCTTTGAGTCCGTGTTGCTTCAACGCCAGAGAAGCAGCCTTAGCAGAGCCATACTTCGCGATAAGAGCTGCAAGAATCTCCTTGCCCGTCATCTCGTCAAGCGATTTGCCTGCATAGGACACGGGCTCGACATCTTCGATGCCGTTCTTCTCGCGCCGCATAGCCGGCTGCGTCCTGACGTCCTCATCAGTCAGAAGAGCCCGAACCGCATTCTGCACAGCTTCCGGCTGTTGAGACAGCGGAAGGCCCTCGTGCATCATCACGTCGTCATCAGGAATCTCAACCTTGTAGACATTGCCGTCCTCGTTGCGGAGCCCTTCGACAGCAGACTCAATGCGAGGAGTCTGCTTGCCCTTGCCAATCTGAGCAACCAGAGAGGCCTGCACGGCATCCATCGGGTTCTCATGCCCAAGCCAGTTTGCTTCCTGAAGTGCATCAAGGAGCTCACGAGTAGCAGGGGACAACTTGTCGCCGGCAGAGTACAGAGCCTTCGCCATGCCTTCACGAGTCTTGACGTCCATGCCGGCAAAGACACGGCTCAACTCATCAGCGACGCTTCGATAAGACGTCACGCGGCTTCTGTAGCCCTCAGCAATCTGACGATCAAGGGAGAAGTACAAGCCCCAGCCGTGAGCCTGCACACCCTCACCAGACCCGACGTGGTCAAGCGTGAACTTGTCGAACGTGTAGGCGGTACCGTGATACGCAGCTTGTTCGAAGGCGCCGCGGCTAGAAGGGGCATCGTAATACACCCCGCCAACCACAGTCGCGCCAAGGTCAACCGGATCGAAGTACGACTTCCCGTCAGCTCTCACATACGGCTTGTTTCCGCCTAGAACCTGTGATAAAGTGACCTTAAATGGATGGGGCCCGACGGGATGCTGAGCCACCTCAGGGGCAGGCACCGTATCCCCATCAAAGGACCCGCTTGTCGCTGAGGCTTCGTTGACAGGCGGGTTCGTCGTTTCTACGAGCTCGAAATCGATGTTGTCTACAGAGTGGAGAGCGGTGCGCTCTTGACCTTTCGTAGCATAATCACGGACAGTGAAAACGACCCTTAAATTTTGATCTCCAATGCGAACCGCATTGACGAGCTTGTGAACGCCCTGCACCTCTGGATTGCCATGAACTACATCACTATGGCTTTCGATGAGTCGAGCCCCCTCAGCCAACTCAACCAAATCATCGCCGACTGTTTGTAAAAACCAACGACGACGAGCCTTTGCAGTCCATTTTTTGATATCAGAAACCGATGCTGTCAGCTTAAAGCCCGTGTCCTTGTTAGTGACGCCTTCGGTAAATGTTCTCTGAAATGACGGGACGACCTGCTCCAACGGCTTCTGAGTATTCTCAATCACCTTCAGTTCCAGCGCCGTATCTGCAGACAACTTCGTCGGCCCTGCGTGCCACTCAATACCCTGAGTCACAGGCATATGAAAGGCGTTGGCTGCAGAGCGCTCATCCCCCTTCTCAATGGTGTAGGCTACATCCTTCCAGTCAACGCCTGCATCCCGTGCAAAAAGCACTTCCCCCTTCGCGTGAGCACCCGACTGCACATCTGCCTGTTCGTCCGTATAGACGCCAGTAGCCTTTAGGTCGCGACGCAGCGCATCCCTCCGTTCTTGCGTATCGCGCTCGAGCTTTGTCAGCGGACGACGCCACGCGGCCGCACCGAAGAACGCGCCAAATGCACCCGACACGATCATGTCCGTAGAGTTCAGGTCATACTGCCTCGCCAACTCCTTGTAGTCCTGTTGCTCAAGGATGAACTGGATACCCTTGCGCTCGGCAGAATCCGTGCCAATATTTGCCAGACCACCGTAGAGCGTAGACTGCAAGCGCGTGCCGCCAATTGCTGCCGGCAATCGGAGGCCAATCGCATTGGCGGCGAAAGACGTGACGCCCGCCCATGTGCGGGTATTCTGATCGACGCCATCATCCTTGAGTTTCTGCGACTCATTGACGCCGATATCAGCACCAAACGCCAGCGCACCCGCGCCAGGGCCAAGAGCGGCCGAGTACCCCGCGGCCTTTGGTATCGAGCGGAACAAGCCATGAATGATTTGAGTCGCAGACCCCATGATCTCGGGATCCGCCTCGTAGTGCGCCTTGCTGTAGGCACGAGTAGCCTCAGCCGCACGCAGCCATCCCTCACGCTCCTCTTCCGTCCCAATCGGTAGTTCCGAAAGCACGGTAAGAGCCGAGCTCTTTGTTTCTGCTAGCGCCGCGTTCATGCCTTGCCAGGAATCGCCGATACCCTCGAACCAACTCGGCTCATAGCCTGTACCGGGCAAAGGCTTCGGCTTAATGATCTTGCCGTCAAGATTCAGCTTGACATCCGGCTCAACGCGCTTGAAATAGTCGGACAGATGCTCAGCCTCTCGCTTTGAGAGCATGCGGCCCGGCGTAAAAACAGTCTTGCCATCAACCTCAGACCACGTTCCGCCAGCAACGCCATCCTTACCGTTGTAGACAGACTGGTCGGAGAAAGTCGGGTGGTTCGGCTTTTTGTACTTATCGCCAAGATGCCCGCGTTCATCCTCAGACATCGAGCCAGACTTGAGTTCCTTCCAAGCTCCGCGAATGTCGTAGTCGTAGGAGTCTCGCTCACGATTGTTCTCCTTCGCCCACGCCTGAAACTCAGCCTCCTCATCAGGCGTGAGTTCCGTGTTGAACTTGTCGCTGTAGTCCAGCGCCGTGACCGGCGTAATGTCGTCAGTACCGTAGCGGTTGATTCGTGCCTGCCGCATGTCCTCAGCAGACATCAGAACTTCGTCGCCCGTCTTGGGCCTGAAAATCTCGTCAAGAAACATCGTCAATCATTCCCGTGGTAATCGCCTTCGTAGGCATTCTTCGGTTCCGTCGTCGGCGCTTCCAACACGCCAAAATAGTCATCGTCAAGCACCGTCGCACTCTTTCGCCTCTTGACCTGTTTCTCCACCATGTCTTTGGAGAGATCGAACGTATAGAGCCTCCCATCATCGTCAACGACGGGAGAGCTTCCATAGATCAAGCTGTATGTAATGGAGCCGTCATCATTCGTGCTTTCAACCTTGAGCTTGAGCTTCCTCAACTGTGTGGACAGTTCGTCACCAGTGAACGCAAGGCCGTTCGCATAGAACCACTTCTTTGACTTCTCGAGCGTTTGAGCTTGAGCGCCAACAAGGTCCTCGATGTCAGATGAGAAAACGCCCGATTCGACGCCTAGTGGCACCAGCGTCTTCTTTCCTCTGTACGAGATCACCTCGCCACCAACCGCCTGCTCTACCGCAGAGGTCATGTCACCATCGCCGTTGAGCAGGCCATAGCCATAGAGGCCGCGCGCAATCTCAACGGCCGCATCAGCAGAATCGGGAGAGGTGAATAGACCTTGAACATCACCCTCATCCCCAATGAGCGAATAGGCCGTGCCGGTGATGCCGTGGACATCCGCATCATCAACCTTGACGCGCTTCTGGTCGATTGCATCAAGGCCTCGAAGGTATCTCTCACCAACGGACATCCCGCCCTGCAAGTCCTTCCCGAATCCCGCAAGAGCAAGAGCGTATTTCCTACTGTCCTTCGTGAACTGATTCGTGACGCTGGCAATGCCGGCGGGCCCGACAGCATTAGAGATAACGCTCAGCATCTCGCACTGCTCGTCTACGTTGGCTTTCTCAAGAGCACCGACGAGCATCTTCGCTTCAGAAGCAGAGAAGAGCGTCTGAGGCACGCGCCAGTCGGAGGACAAGTCCCCGGCAACCGATACGCGGTGACGGAGCTCTTCGCCAACAGAATTCAAATCTCCGAAGTTGAGAGGCTTGACGCCATACTGCCCCGTCAAAATAGCAGCGCCCATCGGATCAGTCTTCCGGGCCTTGACGATCTCTCCTGCAGCCTTCACGCGCGCATTGTGGCCCTTCATCTTTTCCGCATAATCGGGATCCCCGGGCGCAGGCCTGCTTGCCCTGATGTCTTCCTCGATCAGGTCGACAGGCATCATCTGATAGGCGTACGTGGCCTTTGATGTGTCAAAATCAATCTTGTAATTTGCGTAGCGCTCCTTTCCTTCCTTGTCGCCATACACCTCAACGAACTGACCTTCCGTAAGCTCGTTTTCGTCGGCCCCGGTAGATGCCACCGTCGCGAGCGAATTTTGCACCTCACGAGTCAAGGAACCCCGCTGCTCACTCCTGCGTTGGGCGGCCATTGAAAAGGCCTGAGTGAAGAGGTCGATCTTCTGATTCTTTGAAAGGCGATCCACGACAGGAATGCCAGACCGGAAGTTGCCGCGCATTGCCTGCTTGACGAAATCGCGCTTCGACAGCATAGTGTCGCCAAGCTTGTCGGCAACCATGAGAGACAGCTGCGACTTCGCAGAGCTCCACAGCGCATTCCCGACCTTCCCTTTGATATCAGTGCTCATCGCACCGTCAGGCGTATTCTGGAAGGCCTCAAGCGCCGACAACGGATCATCCTGCGCCCATGCCGTAAAGCGATTTGCCTGCAGCTGATCCATGTGCGCACGCTTCTGATTGGCCAAGGTATCGGCGTCCCAGCCCAGCAATTGCGCCTGGTAGTCGAGCTCCATGTCGACAGAGGCCGCCGACTTCGCGAGATAATCGGGATCCGCATAGTGATTCGCAGCGTCCGCCTGCAAAGCCTCGACCTTGGACGAGGACGACTGCATCTGGTAGTGCCTCGTCTGGCTTGCGTTCCATCGCTGAGCCTGACTTTGAGCAGACTGCATGCGGTCATAGACACGGGACTGTACAGCCTCTCGAGCCTGCGGAGACAGCTTGCCGACAATCTCGTTGACGTCACGAGTCATCGCCTCCATTGTGGGCTGATAGCCATCCATGGCATTGCGGCCCATCTTGGTGAGATAGCCAGTCTCTGGATTGTTGAGATGCGCGTCGATCGCACTCATCACCTCGCGCTCGGCATCGTCGCTTTCGGCCTTGATGACACGGGCGCGCTGAACGTCTAGCGCCTTGACCGCAGAGTTGGCCCACTCCTGCACAGGCATGAGCGCCTTCTTCATAACGGCGTCATAGTCCGTGCGATCCTGAGGCACGCTGATAGGCGAGAACCCTGAGTTACCCGAGTCCCGCACCTGAGGCAGGCCGCCCTGAAAAGTCGGAACCATTGGCATTTAGTACCCTCCGATCATCGTCTTCTTGTAGCTGGACGCAATGTCCGGGTAGTTCCATCCACCACTGCTTTTGCTCGTGTCAAACATCCCGGAAGCATTCATGAGCATGTAGTTGCTGGCCACTTGAGATGCGCCGCCCAACAGCGTCGTACCGAACTTGTCCCACTTGTTGACCTTCTGCGCCTCTGCCTGAAGCGCCTGAGCTTCGTAGCCGACGCCCTTCCACCGGTAGCCCCACGCCTCAGACAAGGCGTTCGACTTGATCTGGTTGACGTCCATCTCCTTGACGATGTCGGTGGACGCCTGCATCTCTGCAGCGCTGCCCTCGCCGACTGCGATGCCGTTTGCAGCCAACGCCGCACGCTGAGCAGACTTGACCTGCCCGGCCGCCATCGTTTTCGACACAATCGCCTTCTCGGACGCACGCAAAGTTGCTTGATACTGGCGCTCCATCATCTGCGCATTGATGCGGGCAATGTTGGCCTGAGCCTGCGCGGCCGCATTCGAATGTTTGGAAATCCCGAATGACCCTAGCGCTGTAATGGTGTTTGCGATGCCCTGCGCGATGAGCATCCCGTATCCGAATTGAGCCGAGTTTGTAGCCATAGAAAAACCCTCTAAGATGCCTACACCTTAGAGGGCCTATCTACCTACACGCGCACGATCACGAGAGTTCGAGCACCGTCGTCATGCTCACGATTCTCAGTGGCAACGGGTATTTCTGCCGAACGCAGACTTGCCCGCTCTGAGACCACTGCGGCTGAATCTGGAAGCCGATCTCGTCGGTTATTGGCTCGGGCACGTTGCCAGCGAACTCCGTCGAACGAGACGGGTATTCAGAGAGCTTGTCGAACGACGGACCCGCCTGAGTGCCTGACGAATTGACCACTCGGAAGAAGACCTCGCGAACGTTCTTCTTGTGGCCGGACCCGTAGGAGCTATCCTGAAGCGCCATCGCCACTGGCAGCGTCTTCATGTCCGCCGTGAACGGAAGGCCGACGTGGACGATCTCTGCAGGATAGGTAAGCGTGATCTTCCCGTCCTTGACGACCTGTTGAGGCTCGACTGCACCATCGGCAAGGATGCTGACGGTCTCACCCTCGAGCCACGTGAGCCCCGTGATCTCCTTCTTAGCCTCGCCACGGTATGTGCCGGCACAGTCAACGTAGACGCATTCCTTGAGATCCGTGTACTGACGTTCGTTCATGCGTTCGACAAAACGAACAGCTTGCCCATTGACAGTTCGCATGACTTCCACGTAGACGATGTCCTCGTCTCCCTCGGCCACGACGCAAGCTGATTCAATTGATCCCTTTGTCTCGATCGTAGAAAAGCCGCCGACCTGCTGTTCGGGAACGTATGCCATTGCGACCATCTTCCCTGACGAGGAGACTGCCCAGACCACGGGAGACGGCGCTTTTGAGTAGGCCAGATCAACAATCGTCAGGTTGTCGAAGAGGTGAGGAGCGCGAAGACACACATCGCCAGAGATGTAGCCGCCAGCCTCGTAGTTGTATCCGAGCTCACGGAGATGCCCGCCACGGCCCGCGCCATAGATCATGCTCGAGCCTACGACAAGCGGCTGCACATTGGACGCGCCCACATATGACTGTGGTCGAACCGACATCGACTCTGGCGTAATGGCGTCTGAGTTGAGAGGTGAAACACGCCACTCGGCAGCCCCCGTCATGAGCATCAGTTGGGCCAAAGGCACGATGTGCAGAATCCTGTTCGCCTCGCGGGCCGCCACTCGAACGGCAATTCGGTCATCAGACTGCGACGGCAGGGAGAAAGACATATCGGCCTCCGTCCCCGGACGCGTGGCCCACAAGTTGTTCGGCCGATTCTGAGTGCCGCCAAACCACCTGCGCTGTTCAAAGTATGAAACAGCACCTGGGTAATCAGGAGCCTGACCGACGTTTGCAGAAAGAGACGCGCCACTGCCTGACGTAGACACGACAGTGAGTTTCGGCGACGTGTAGTTTTGCCCACCAGACCGCACGATAACGCTCTCGATGCGCCCATCTTTCACAGCCGGCACGAGCTCCGCACCCCATCCCGTCGGATCAGACACTGAGATGCTGAGGGACGACGGCTCAACATCGAGGGCAACCGTAGCACGTCGGCCGAAATAGTCAGTCCACGAGCCAACCCATGTATGGTCCGTCCACGTAATTTCAACACGCGGGAGAGAGTAACCTTGGCCTACGTTTGTGACCTTGATGCCGGTGACGGTGGTCGTGACCATGTCGTCGTAGGAAGGGCCGGCGTCACTGTTGCCTGCAATTTCCTCTGTCCAAACACGGCGAGAGGTGACCAGCTCCACAGTTGCCCCAGTGCCCTCGCCGCTCTCGTCGTAAACTCGTACTGAAAAAGGACTCTTTTCGCTACCGGAGTCCGCCACACGGCGGGTGCCGGCGATCTCCCCTTTGCTCGGCGATGAGAGAATGCGCCAATTGTCCGCAGAGATGCCTCTGCGGTCGTAGACGTAACCGCTCCCGCCGTTGGTGACCGTGACAGACGTAATGCCCTTCGAAGAATAGAAAGCGTCATCGTAGTGCGGAGGCGTAATTGATGCATCTGGCGAAATGTTCTCATCGATGATCTTAGTCGTATCGGTCTGACCAACATACGCCCAAATACCGCCTTGATCGCGATAGACGCGATAGAGGCCGGCGCCTGTCACAGCGTTCCACGTGATGGTGTTGTACGAGCCGTCCCCGTATGGATTGCAATCAATCGTCACGGGAGACGACCGAACAGACTCCTCAGTACCGTCAGCAAGCAATGCCGTCACGGCGTAGCTTCTCTTGTAGTCCTTCGGATTCGTCACATTCTTGTTGATCGTTTGTGTAGCAGAAAGCCCGGTTGGCGCGGGTAGGGACGAGCCGAACTTGATGTCAACCAGACGCCAGTCGGTCGCGCCATAGCGGCGCAATTCCTTCGGTGGATAGTTCGGATGCACGAGCGTCAGCACGTCTGCTGACTGGACGTAGTGAATGTCGAAGAGATCAGCTTCAAGATACGGCGTCTCAACCTCGTATGCTTGGCCGCTTTCCCCTAGGAGGGTTTTACCCAACGTATGGAAGCGCACATACTTTTCGCCAAGCTCTAGCACCATCGTCTGCGAGATGGAAAAGTTGAACGGGATGAGTCTGGCCTTCTTGCCCGCGTGCTTTGTATGGTTGACATACTTGAACCCAGGTCGCATCACGATCGGCCCTTGCGGCTCGATCAGGAAGTTCTTGCACAGCGCCATGCCGGTCTGGTACTTGCCGTCATCGATGCGGGCGAACATCGAGAGGTCGACCTCTCCGCCGTTGAAGGCGCGTTGATATTGTCGAATTGCCATCAGATTACCCTCGCACGCAAGCCGGACGGCAACGGCCACTCATCGCGACGACGATGAACAGACATCTTCGAATCAACCGTTTTGGCTCGAGAAAGCGCAGCCTCATACTGCTGCAGGAGACGAACAGCCGCGTCGCTCGAACTATCCGAGCGCTTGACGGGGCCAACAAGAAAGGACGCAAGAAGGATCACCAGAGCCTGCACAAAGTATGTCGGGAATACCGTTGCCGTGTCTACATAGGAGACATATGTCAGCACGACATTCGTCGCATTCGTGAAGACTGCACGGCCCGAGTTCGACTCATAGAGCTCGACCTCAAAGTCAAGCGGCAACCCTTCCTTGCCGACTTCAGATACGCGAAGCAGACGCACGCAGTCGGACGGCAGGAAATAGCCGTGCTTCCACTCATAGAGATCCTCGTCTACGTTCGAGAGCTCGACGCCTCGTGAGCGCCGAATCGCAAAAGACCAATCGTGCTCCTCGTAGAGTTTGCGAAGAGCAAGCGGATACCACCGAGCGCAGTGGCCGGCCTGAGGCGATCCGTCCGGCGGCGTAATGGATGTCACATCACCAGAGTCGCCCAGCATTCCGAGCGCAAGGTTGCAGATGTCTACAGCAGTTGCCATAAAGAAAAAGCGGGACGTTTTCCGCCCCGCCTCCTGAAAGAATTTTCAGCTGTTCATGCGTCAGGCGGCAGCGCCCGGCAGGAACTCAATGCCCTCGACCTTGTACGTCGTCGGAACCTCGATGACGTCGCTCAGATACGCCGTCATCGTGCCGCCCGTAATGGAGGTCGGCGTCGTCTTGAGACGAACGTATCGTCGATGCTTGATCGGCATCGGAAGGGCAATCCCCTTCTTCGTGTCGGCAGGTACAAGAGTACCGGTCTGAACGACAGGCTTGAACGAGCTGTTGTCGTCGGAGTCCTCGATCGCGATGACGATAGAGGTGCCCACAAGAGCCGTCGGGAACTTGCAGACCACATAGAGCGGTCGATCATTCAGACCGGTCGTCGGAGCCTTCTGAAGGAAATCGATCACATCAGAAGTGATAGCAGTGGTAGCCGCCTTCTTCTCGCAGAACGCGAGCTTAATATCCATCATCTTTCCTCTCCTTACTTGAGAACCTTGCCCGTGTTAGGCATGATGTCCGTCCCAAGTCGATGAATCGGCACGCCGCGGAACGTCATGCACTTGCGACCCGCGACCTCATCCTGAGAAAGAAGAACGTTGTCCTTGTTCAGGATCTGGCGAGCCAGGAAGCTACGGGTGTTGTCGTTCATGTAGAAGGCGACACGACCCTGCTGCTCGTCGGGCAAGCGCTCAAGAGCATCAATCATCAGATCGAGAAGGTCCGGCCCCGTCGTGTTCTTCTTCGTCAGCTTCGTGGAGTCGATGTTGGCGATGCGGACGACGCGCTGCGGATCGTACATGGCAACGCCAATATCCCAAGCAAATTCCGTAATTTCTGCACGGAAGCGCTTGCCGTTGGCGTCAAACGCGTACTGTTCGCCCATGTTCTCCACAGAGAGACCAGCGTTGGAACCGTTCTCCGGATAGAAAAGATACGTCGAAGCAGGATCCCAGTTGATCAGAAGGATGTCCGTCTGCTTGTTTTCGGTCGTACCCTTGGCATCGATGATTCGATCGGCAAACGCTTCGTTCTGAAGCGTGACGATGTTGAGAATACCGTTGGGGTCGCGCGTCTCGAGGTTGCTGTCGCCATAGAGCACCTTCTTGAGCACGGATCGGGAGAGGCCACGCATGAAGCCTTCGTCAGTACGAAGCCTGAAAGCGGCACGCTCATTGGGCTTGCGGGTGTCGAGAAGGGACTTGTCCACCTCGGACCTGGAGCGGACCATGGCGGCAGCGTAGCGAACGTCCGCACCCGTCACGCGCTCAGCATCCCAACCTTCGTTGAATGCACGCACCTGCCCCTCGGGATAGGACGTCACGACCTTGCCTCGGTCACCGAAGCCGTCATTGCCACGCTGAATGACAGCCTGGTCAAAGAAGCCGTTGTAATCTCTGATGGTATGGATAAGCTGGCGCACCGGCTTATCACTGGTAAGACCTTCGAAGTCCGCCAGAGTGATCGGATTCGAGTCAGTCACAACATTCGGCATTTACTTGCCTCCTTTCATTGCGTCTTGGTAAAACTGCTCGGCGGTATATCGTCTGTCTTCGGCAGATCCGCCACCGGGGTACTTCGCCTCGCCGAAAGCGCGACCTATTCGGCTCAGCAGTCGCAAAGCGCCCGGATGGTTGCCCATCGGGGAGCTTAGGAACTCCTGAATGTCCGCATCGACCTTTCCGTCAGCGTTACGCGCGAAGGTGTCGCGCAGGCGAGCGATGTCAGAGAGCGACTGCGTGAGCTTCTGGCCGCCGAACTCCTTGTCGGCTTTCGACTGTTCCATCCACTCGTTCGAGATCTCTGCGATACGTTCGGCCGAGCGCTTCTGAAGCACGGGGGCCATCTTGTCAAGGAAGCCTTGGGCCTGATCCTGACTGAGATTGAGCTCCTTCGCCACGCCTTGGAAGGCCGTGCCGACTTCTGCATCGAGCTCGGTACCTTCAGGCATCTTGAAGTCCTCGTACTTCTCGGGGGCGCCCTGCTTCTCGCCTTCGCCCTCCTCTTTCTCGGCACCCTCTTCGCCTTCTGCCTGACCTTCAGCACCGGCTTCGCCAGCCTCACCGTTGCCGCCTTCCTGCGGCTCGGCCTGCTGCTTACCCTCGTTGCTTTCGGCAGACGTCAGCAAAGTGCCGGCATTCGTGTCGGACTCCTGTGCGGCAGGAGCGGGCGCAGTGCCCTCACCGCCGGTCGGAGTCTGTTCAGTCGCTTCCATTCGCTTCGTCCTGCATTAACCTGTAAGCATTCGCATCCACCGACATGATTCGATCAAGGAGCTTCAGCCCAACATTGCGCTGGCCCTCATTGAAGGCCATCACGGCAATGTCACGATCAAAGCTGTTTCGGTAGATGCCCGTATCGGAAAGTAGCTGCCACAGGACAATGCGTCCGTCGCGCGTGGCCAGTACGGCCTTCAACGCATTGGCGATCTTCTGCAGCCTGATCCTTTCCTCTTCTCGAGCCTCGACCTCCTCCCTGCGGAAGGGATCGCGCTCAGGTGTCATGATGTCAGTCGTCATACTTCACACGCGCACTTACTGCTGTGCCATTGCCGCAAGTCCCTTGACGGCCTGACCGGCCATCGTGGAATCGTCGGACGGAACGCGGCCGAGCTTCGCCAGAGCGTCGGCAGACTGTTGCATCTGTTCGGCCTGCGCCTGCTGTTGCTGGGCCTGCTGTTGCTGTTCAATCGCCGCCTGCGCCTCATCGGTTGGAACGACAACGGACGGAGCAACAGAGAAATAGTCCGCATACTCGTCAACGAGGTTGAACGCGTTGAGCTTCTGCAGGATGTTCGGGTTGACCTGGGCGGCCTGCATGACGCGACTCACGAACTGATCGAGACTGTTGGCACGGATCGCGCGTTGAGAGCGCGCCAGCATGGACGTGTACTCGACCGACAGCTTCTGCCCTCGGAGCTCTTCAGGAGGCGGCGGAAGCTGGCCCTGACGCGCGAGGATGTCAAAGCATCGCTCGATGAGCGGACGCAAGACTTCCTCGTTGAGACGCGAGAGTACAGGCCCGAGCATCATCAGCTTTTCCTCGTGACGCTCGGCCACCTCGGTAGCCGTCATCTGCCCGTGACCGGCATTCGCGATCATCATGAAGAGGTCAACGTTGAAGGCCGAATTGATGCGACTGCGAACGTCGGCGATGTCTTCGCGCAGGTCTCCGAGCGGCAGGTTCACCGCGAAAGCAGGCTGCACCTGATTGCCCGCCCCCGGGTTGTCAATGTAGCTTCGTCCGCCAGGCAGGAAGTCGACCTCGTTGTCTCGAGCGTCTGCCGGCATGATGAGCGGCGGATTGACCATGTAGTCGACAGCATTGCCCTTCTGCACCTGATGGTGATTGAGTTGAAGCGCGTCGCCGATCGCCATCATGCCCGGAGCTTCCTCCGAGTAGACATCCGAGGCCGACGCTCCCCATCGTCCGACGACGGCAGGGAAATCGCGGTAGCCTGACTCGTCGAGGACGCCAGACGCATCCTCATCATGATCGACCTGAATGACGACCGACCTCCACGGCATGTTTCGGTTGTCGAGCTTGCTGGGATCACGGTCGAAGCGCGGCTCGATGGCATGAATGCAGACGAAAGGCTCATCTACCTTCCCCTCGTCGTAGTTGGTCAGAACGGCGCGGGACACGCGGTCCCGTCCGTAGCGAGAGACAAGCTGTCCCGCCGTCATCGTGAAGCGACGATAGAGCGTGTCAGGACGCCCCCTGAAGTCGCAACCGATGCAATACTCACCGCACACGAGAGGATGCGCCACGAAGCTGTAGACGGGATCCTCAACGATGACGAAGGCCGCCACGCCGAAGACGCCTACCTCACGCCATGTGTGTTGTAGAGCTTGATAGATATTCGTCTGAGTGAAGGCCATCTCCATAATGCGCTGGACATCATCGAGCCAGACCTTCACCGCATGAGACTCATCGAGCTTCGCAGAACCCGTGGTCAGTGCAAACCACTGACTGGACGGATCAGTCATGCCGGACATCAAGCCTGCCTGCAGGATGTTGGCGGCACGGACCGCCGTACTGTCGTAAATCTTGTTCCAACGATCGCGAGCCTCGTTCTTGCGAGACTTCGTATCCAGGAAGCGGCCTGACGCAGGCGTAATGTGGCGACTGATCTCGAGCCACTGTGAGACGTATGGCTCACGCTCTACCTTCAGGCGCTCCCACCTGCGAAGGACACGCTCACGCAGGTCCTTATCCTTCATGGCTTACCCCAACTTGCCGCCGGCACCAAGGTTCAGATCTCCGACGCCACCCGCACCTGTGAGGAGCGTGGAGCCGCCTGACAGACCCGCATTCGTGTTCTGATCGAGGATCGAGCCTACGTCTGCCGACTGTCCCCCCTGCTTGCGCTGCTGTTGGCGCTGCTGTGCGGCCTGCTCCTTTGCCTGCTGCTCGGCGCGCTTGGACGCGGCCTCTTGGGCCTTCGCCTGCTTGTTGCTCGAATAGACGGAGGCGGCAGCACTAGCCGCCGCGATTGCACCGCCAACAATGTAAGCACCTACGGTTCCACCTGACATGAAGTCCTCCTAGACATGAGTTGTTCGTATTCGTCCGTAAATTCCTCCTCCGCCTCCTCAAGCGTTTTGGCTTTTGAGGGGAAGGACATCGTGATGTACGTCTCGGACCGCGCGATGAAGATTTGCGATCTGCCCGGTGCTCCGCGAAGCACGGCATAGCCAACGATTTCTCGGGCATCCTCACCGACCTTGACGATGCAGTCACCAGCAACGGTGACGAGCGTCGGCACCTTGATGACTGCGCCGCACAGAATGGAACTGGCCGGCATCTTGACCGTTCGGACGTACATGCCACCATGAAAGAAGTGCTCGGTCGGGAAGTCGTACTGCGGCATCTCTGCGACGACAGCACGCATCCTCATCGTTTCGTCGAGATCCTCTGGAGAGCAAGCCGGTAGGTCTGACACAAGCGAAAGGGCACTCATAGCTTTTTCCAGAAGAGCGTGTTCATGGGCGTCGCGACCTTCTCAAAAAGCTTTTCGGCACGCGTCCCCTTTTTCACACCCCAGTAGAAGCCGTAGCACCCGTCTTCCTTGGCGAAGCGCTCTGCAGCCTCAATCAGGGCCCGACCGACGCCACCCTTTCGGTAATCGAGGTCGACCCACAGAGACTCCGACGACGCAAGCCTTTTGGCCTTGAAGTGCGGAATGGTTGTCGTGACGTAGTTGACGAAGCCGACCAGGCGGTCACCGTCAAAAGCGCCGACACTGTGCAGCGTCCCCTTGATCTCAAGCCACAGATACTCTTGATAGTCAGGGTCAGGCTCGAGGTCCGGATATCGCACGTCCTCTCCGTACTCCTTTACGATCTTCGGCCACGCGGGATTTTCCCAAGCCTCTCGGCAGGTGATTCGTTGGATACTTATGGTCATCGGATGCTCCTGTAATGGATACATCCTCCCTCATCAACCTCAACACACGCGCACTCGAATGACCCAAAAAACTGAAGAAGAGCGTCTTATTTGTGAGATTGCCGAAAAGAAACAAAAACTGACCGCTTTGCAGTTGGAAAAGGCCAGTGAAGTTCAAAAGCTTTATCTAACAGACGCATATGGTGCCTCTGAACTTCGCTGGTTCTTAGCCATCGTTTCACTTGTTATCGCACTGTGCGCGATTCTTGGAACAAATAAATGGTCTACTGGTTTTCCTCACTATTTCAGAGAGGGGGCGGCGTGGTTCTTCGGCCTCGTTTACTTTTTTTGTGGAGCTTTGCCATTATCCCTTTCTCTATTCTGGGGATTTGAAGCCTTGGCAAAATCTACAAACAAGCTCAAAGACTTACCACTACTAATCCAATATCAGTTGCCGGCATATATTGGTTGGGGTTCCTGCATAGCCTATTTTTTCTTCTTTTATCTATAAGGATCCCTACTTCTGATCTCCTGGCGTCGTCGCCCTGCCGGCGGCGTCGGGTTGTCGATGTACTCGTTCATGCGGACGGCGAACGTGAGCGCCAGCGCGTCGGCATTGTCAGGCGACGCCATGCCGCGCTTCTTCATGTCCTCTTTCTTCTCGAGCAGGATTTGATTCGTTGGGGTGTAGCCGTATTCAACGCCCGTCAGGTCAGTCTCAAGATCAGAGTCCTGCGGCAAGCAGCCACCCTGCGCGATCCACTCTTTCATGCGTCCCCACATCTCAGCACGGAGATTCTTGTAGCGCTGTGTATTCGTAGCGCCAGAGCCGAAGTTGATTGCGTTGACCGGATAGCCGTTGTGTCGGAGCCAGTCAACAGGCGAGGCACCGACGCCGCCGGTGTCGACATTGATGACGATCTTGCGGACGCCGAGCTTTCGCAAGTGGTTGAAGTGCTCAGCCACCTTGGCTCCGAGCTCGTGCCCGTCTAGGCCGTGGAACTTCTGCTTTGCGATGGAGCGCCCGTCAAGAGCGAAGCGCGTCCAAATCACCGACGCGTCATCACCGAAGCGCGCCACGTCAACGCCGATGATCGCTACCGTCTGCGCATAGTTGACGACGCCCATAGGTCGCTCCATGGCGGCCTGGACGATGTCACGAGGAATGAACTGCATGCTCGAGCTATTCGGGAACTCTCCTCGGACACGAACGCGGAAGAAGTCAGAGTCCTCGCCATAGTCCGCGAGCCATTCAGCAATCTTTTTCTTGTCCGTCATGGCGGCGTCGCGGCCGTCGACGTGTCGATTATTCCAACGGTGACGGAAGCGATTGAAGCACTCATAGAAGCGCCCGGTCGAGCGCGTCGGGTTCCCGAACGCAAACCAAAAGATCTGCGTCTCGCTGTCAGTCAGAGCGCCTTCCGTGACCTCCCAGATGCAATCAGCAATAGCCGATGCTTCGTCGAAGATCACGATGATGCGGCGCTTCTTGTTATGCAAGCCGGCGAAGCCTTCAGGCTTAGTCTCTGACCACGGGATAGCGTCAGCACGCCATGTCTTATCGTGGCCCGGCTGCTTGCATGCAACGGACATAGCCGACACTGAGAACCAATCCTTGAAGATGCAGAGGTTGTGCCACTTCGCCACTTCTGCGAACGTCTTGGTACGAAGCTGGTTCTCGGTGTTAGCAGTCACGACGATTCGAGTATCCGGGAACGTGCAGAGGCCCCATAGAATGATCCAAGCGACAAGGCCAGACTTGCCAACGCCGTGACCTGCAGCCACCGCGTACTGCATGACGTGCTCCCAAGCCTCGCCAGACTGTAGCTTGTCTCTCATGTCTGTCAGGATTGAGGTCTGCCACTTGTCGGGACCGGCCATGCCCTCGAGGGAATCTTTGCCCCATGGGAAAGCAACCTGCACGAAGCGCAGAGGATCCGAGGAGCACTCAGCGGCCAGATACGTCATGGCCTTGCCGATGCCGGCTTTCGTAGTGAGGTCAAACTTAGGCGTTGTCATTGTCATTTGCGCAGAAGGTCCTGGAGAGTTTCTGAGAGCGTCTGAATGGTCTGATCCTTGTCGACCTGTTCGCGGCCCATGCCAAGGCACTGGGAGAGTGTCTTGAGCGCGGCATTCGCGCCCGCAGCGTCGACGGGAACGAGAATCGGGTTTCCGTCTAAGTCGAGACGCGGTTCCCCAACGATGTCGAGCTTCGGGACTCGTCGCGCACAACACTTGGCAAGCTCCTTGAGCTCTGAGAAGACAAATGCCGCATCGACGATCGCCTCCTCCTTTGCCGGTTGGCGAAGAGCCTCCACAGCGTCTCTGACCTCAACATTTTTCAACAGCCTGCTGGCGATTCTGTCGGCCGTTTTGGCGCTATATCCTGCCTTCACAGCGGCCTCAGACGCATTCTTGAAGCCTCCTCTCGCATATTCATTGACGAACGCCTGCTGTCTCGCATTCAGCATTCTCACCACCTCCTTAAAAACGTTTTCCACCCCGCAACAGACTGACATCGACGACGCCCAGAGAGATAGTCCCGAAGCGTTCTGATCGGCATATCAAGCATCTGGCTTATCTGCCGATAGGTATACCCCTGCGCCCGCAACTGACGCGCATGCTCTACGTCAGCGTTCAAATAGCGAGCGTTCACATGATCCTCGCCGATTGCCCGTCCGTTGTCGTTCACAGCTACAGTCATCCGGTGCTCGGAAATAGCGTGGATATTCGAGCTTGACCTTTCGGATTGCGGCATCGATGATCTTTGCTCGCCTGAGCGAGTTGTCCCACGCGACTCGTCGCGCGTCGGCGGCAGCTCGAACAAGGCAAGCTGACGCCACTGGCGGAAGGAATCCAGAGACTCCGAGTTTTTGTTTTTGGTCATTCATCAGTGTTCCTCTCTCCAAAAGAGATCGATCTCCACGCGGCCGTGGGGACGGTCAGGCTCTCGGACTGCGGGCTCGAGCAGGTGGAAGCACCTGTCATCGATGCGCAGTGCCTGAGCGATGCCGTCGAGTGAAGACTTGAGCGACGCGATCAAGTTGTCCTCGTCACGCGCCCGTCGGTCAGGCGGGAAGAACGTGCATCGATATCCGATGCTCCCATCCGGCACGGCCCGACGGCCCTCTGCTTTGCTGTATGCGGCGGCAAAAGCGACGCGCCTAGCAGCCGCTACGAGCTTGCGCTTGATGGCCCAGTGGCAACGCGCATTCGGCGAGAGTCCATGTGCCGGCCACGGTAGGACGACGCGTAGATGCTTTTTTCTCATGGATATTTCCTCATCAGTCATCGAACCAGTCGCCCTCGAAAACCCACGCGACGAGCATCGCGAAAAGCAGGACGATCCCTATAAGGCATTCGATTTCGTCCATTTCCTTCCCTTTACCTATCTGGTTCCCCGTGGGATGATTGACATGCAGGGCCCTGAGAAGTTCTGCTTTGTTCAACCAAACCACGGAGAAATTCAATGATTAAATTTGAAGTTCCTGAAGACGACCAATCGGTCTACGAGATCACGACAGAGAGCGGTAACCACTACCTCATTCGTTGTCCTGGCACTGCCTCATCAGACGATGCCGACAGCGTCTATGCCTTCCATTGCTTTGACGGCAAAGAACAACTCGTGATGCTCTTTAACCTCGACCGGATCGCATCCTTTACTCGTCGTCCCGACCTTCCGACTGGAGCTCTTTGCCCTCGGTGTATGTACGACCTGAACTCATCGCAGTTCGGCGAAGGGCTTCTCGGAGCTCAGCCGCTTCTTCTGGAGTAGGGTCTCCGAACAACGCTCGAATCTCTTTTGCTGCGTTCTCGGGCTTTTGGCGCTCGAATGACCGCATTACTGCCTTTGCGTAAGAACGGTCATGGTTTTGGATCAGCTCATTCACAATCCCCGGCACGTCGAACTCCGCCCATCCGGCTGCGTTCGCCAGATGCATAGCTGCGAGAGTGCACCTGAGCTGATCCTTGAGTGAAGACACATCACAATCAAAGGTCGTGAATATCGCCTTCCCGACCTTCAACTCACAATGTGCGGGAACCAATTTCGTCCCGTCCGAGAGACCGACAACGCGGTAAACAATTTCGTTCATCATCAGAAATCCTCCTCGTCCCTCATGCTCATTACCGAATCCCCTGTGTTGCACGTTGTCTGGCGTAAATGGTTCATAACCCGCTCCATAGACATAACCCTGTCCTGCAATTCGTAGATCCGCTCAGACAGATTCCAGATGACTTTGGCGAGCAGATAGTTCCTCCACGACCAGACGGCAACACAGACGGCGAGGAGAGTGACGATGAGCTTGCTGTAAAGGTCCATCAGATCACCTCTCATCCCGTTTGACCATGCTCGACTCCACCAGGCCGATCAGAATCTGGTCGATCTCTTCACGAAGCCTGTGCGTCGTGTCTGCCACTTGCCCGATGTCAGGAACATTCCCCGTGACGGTTCCGCTGAGTATTTCCTCGAGTTGATCGAGGCTCTTGCGAGCGGCGACAATGCCCTCACCTGCCTTGGTCAAGGCTCTGTTTCTTTCGTTCATATATTCAACCGTCAAAACTGTCTGATCCATCAGAACACCTCCTCTGCAGGAAGGTGGGGCTGTTCACGTCGGCAACGGCCGGTAAAGAAAAGCCTGTAAGACGACTGGATGACGCGAGAAATTACGCGTTCAGTCAAAAGGTTTTCCAATTCGGAGCGGTCGAGGTTCGTGACGAGAATGGTTGGGCGACCGTTTTTAATGCGACCATCAATGATCTGGTAGAGACACTTCTTCTCGTCTGCATCACCGGACTGCACGCCAATTTCGTCAAGTACGAGGCAGGACACCATGCAGAGCTTTCCAAGAACGTCAGCAACGTCAATGCGATTGACGCGATCTGAGATGCGATAAAAAAGATTTGGAATGGTGATGTAGTACCCAGGCAGCCCCTGACGATCGAGCTCTTTCAGGATCGAGTAGGCGAGGTGCGTCTTGCCCGTGCCATAGTTGCCGAAGAGCAGAAGACCCATGGAGTTTTTAGAGCGCCAATCCGGTTCCTGTGCGTTATGCGCCCTCTCTCGCTCAAGCTCACGTTCCGTGAACCGCTCGGCAAAGCGGCGGCAGATGGACAGGTTGCGCTCTTCTTCCTGCGTCTCAGGTTGATAGTTGGCGAAGCAAGGCACGTCGAAGTCCAGCGGCCTTTCGCAGTGAAGCGCACGAGTCAATCCAACGGCGCGCTCTTTCGCGTCCGCCTGCATCTCTGCAAGCAGCGTGTTGCGCTCCTTCTCAATTCGTCGACATTCCGGACAGTACGGCTCAGCCCAAGAGCCGTCGCGACGCTGATAGGTGGTGTACGTCTGGACGCCGTGAATCTGGCATTCGAACGTAACCTCCTTCGAAGCGGGGGCGGCAAAGGCCGTCTTGAGTTTTGTGGTGATGTCAGTAGTCATTGTTTACCAGTCAAAGTAGTCACGTTCGGATTGTTTTTTCTCGACGAACTGACCGGGTCGAGAAGGTGAGTGAGTAGGTGCACGTTTGAGCATCGGTCGACGTTTCCAGTCTTCGGCGTTATGGAAGCTGCGGACGAAGTTTCTCCAAGTGCCCTTCCAGTCCTTTTTGATTGCCTTAGCTCCAGAGAGTCCGTTCCAGTAGTCCTTGAAGTTTTCAAAGAGACGCTTAGGATCAAGGTCAGGTTCTTCCTGTTCGGCGAAAGCCTTCCAGTCGTCTGGTAGTTCAGTGATCGTTAGTCGCGATCCCCTGTCTGTTGTCGTGCGCTTCGGCTTCGGCTCCTCGATCTTTTTCGTGGCGTCGGGAAAATGATCGGGTGACGGAGCGACACTCCCTGTTCCTATTCCTTGTTCCTCTTCCTTGTTAGATTCCTTGTTAATTCCTTGTTCGGGTGTAAGTTTTTGCAGGGGTCCCCTGTAGGTTTTTGCAGGGGCCCCCTGTAATTTTTTGCACCCCTCCCCTGTAATTTCTTGCAGGGGTGCATGTTCTTCACCCCCTGTAATTTCTTGCAGGGGTGCAGGTTCTTCACCCCCTGTAATTTCTTGCAGGGGTGCAGGTTCTTGCTGGGCTTCTGAAGTTGGCAGTCTGTCAAGGTGCAAGGTGAAATAGCGCTTTTGCCCGGGCATCTGTACGGAAGAGATAAACCCAAGGTCATGTAGCACCTTAAGGGTCAAGCGAACAGTACGATCGTTGACGCGAGAGATCCGCGCTATAGCTTCTGTCGACGGGAAGCAGGCCCCCGTCTTTCCGTTATGAAAGAAGGCGAGGGCTTCCAGCACATCGACCTGAGTGCGATCGGTCAAACCCGATGCGCGGACTTTATGCATAGCCTCGTAACTCATGATTCCCCTCAGCGGCTTTCAGTCAGTGCGCGGTCTAGGGAAGTGCCGGAAATTAAATCCCAATCAATGTCCGGGAGGAGTTCGCGACGCGTTACAGCACCTCCCGTCTCTCTTTCGATTCGGCAAGCAAGGGCAACGGAAAGCCGCTTGCCATAGATCACGTTATTCAACGACGTGAGCTTGATGCCGCACCGATCAGCCAGTGCGACGCGCTCAACCTTTCGCAGCGAGCGCAGATATGCATTTGCACGGGGTAGCATTGAAGAATCCCTCAATTTGGTTTATCTACCCGTAAGTGTACACCATTTAATAAACTGTGTCGGGTTATCTCGCGCTACTTGCCCTCCTAAGTTCGCAGTTTGCCCTGTAACTTCTAATGGTTGATAATCGGAGTTACACCACAACTGGGAGGATCCATTATGCGGGACATAACCTGTACTCGACGACACAATCTAAAACGGATTGTCTCTAGCTACCCATCCCAAGTAGCGTTTGCTGAAGCCGTCGGCAAAACCCCTCAGCAAATCGGCGGAATGCTTACTGGGTCAAAGAGTTTTGGCTCAAGAATCGCGCGAGAGTTAGAAGCTAAGCTGGGACTGGAGCCAGGCGTTTTGGATCACCAGCAAGACAGCGATTTTGTTCGTATCTCTGAGATAGGACGAGAGTCGGAGCGAGACGGATGGTTCTCCATCCCATTGCTTAACGTAGAAGCTTCGTGTGGATACGGGACCGAGGCTGGGCTCATCTCGATTGTCGGCGGGATTGACATGGCTCCAGACTTTCTGCGAACCTTGCCGGGCGTCGTTTCGCCTAACGGTCTGCACGTCGTCAACGCACATGGCGACTCAATGGAGCCCACCATTTGCGACCGAGCCTTTTGCGTCGTAGATACCTCTCAAACCCGCATAATGACAGACGGCATCTTCTGCCTAATGGCTGATGGTCAATTGTTCATCAAGCGTCTCCAGCGCAATCTGGATGGCTCGATATTGATGCTTTCGGACAACCCGCGTTACCAACCGCAAGTCATCGACAAGGCGACGCTTGAGCAGACAACAGTCATCGGACGCATCGTTTACGTCTATAACGGTTCGTCGCTCTAATACACAAAACACCCACAAGCCTAGGCCCGTCGTCATGACGGGCTTTTTTTACGTCCTTTGATCAAGAACAAACCAAGTTGGGTTAGAAAATGGTTGACAAACATAACCCGTTATGGTTTAATACCTGTACACAGAGATCCACCATTTTGGGTTTCTATCACCCAAGCCGCAAGGCTTGGCGTCGATGGGAAGGGCATCGAATCTCGGTGCGCTCACGTAGCGCGTCGGGGACCGACCGCCAAACGGGTGCGATCCTGGACAGAAGGGTCTGTCGGGAGCGCATCACGCGACGGAACGGTAGTCGCAAAGGTCGCGCATGAAAAGTGAGCGGACGGCTGGAGGGTATCTTCCAGTGCGGTTGGGATGGGAACCACCTGAAAACGACGCAAGCTCGCCCCACGAGCTAGATCAGGATCAGTCTTCGGACAGAGGGCATGTTAGCCCCGAGCGGCCTGAGCGCTGAACGAGCGCAGCCGTGACCTGATTGAAAGCCGATTCAAGCGCCCTTGCCTCTTTTTTCAACGAATACCGAGTCCTCGACTGGTGAGGACGCTTGAACCAGCTTTCACAAGAAAGGACGGCCACGCGGTTTACATCCGCACCTACAGCGGGTAAGATGAGGCTACCTTATACGACGAGCCCCGATTTCAGGGATGGAACATCATGACTAAGTTAAACACATCGCTCATGACGAATTTCATGAAGGGCGTGCGCGATGGGTTGGTAGCTCCTTTTGTAGCCTTGAACCCGCCTCGTGTGCGAACGAAAATTGATCGTCGCCTGTTCGAGACGTCTTACCGCTCACCTGCAGAAGACATGATCAACATTAAAAGAGACTTCGATAAAGCTGTAGCCTATGCAAGAAAAGAGCTCGACGCAGCCAGAACGGATTACCGACAGTAAAGGCAATGTGCCGGACGTCCAGACAGAGGCTCAAACTCAGCTAATCGCGGCAAAATCCGAAACCTTTGAGGGACCTTTGCCTCACCCGGACATTTTGGCGCGGTACGAGAATATTCTCCCTGGCATCGCAGACAGAATCGTCAGAATGGCCGAGGCCGAACAAAATGCTCGACACTCTGCCATCGATCAGGATGCCAAAAACAAATCCACTCTTGTTGACATAGCAGCGAAAGAAAGCGCTGGAGCTCTTGAGGCACAGAAAAAAGGACAGAACATCGGTCTGGCCATTTCCCTTGTCTGCGTTCTATGCGCCATCGTCTGTGCGCTAATGGACAAACCAACAATCGTGACATGCGCGTTCTTGGCTGTCCCGACAGCATCGCTCATCGGTTCATTTATGCCAAAACTATGGCGTAACGACGTAAAAGAAGAAAAGTAATCACCAGATCTCACGCTCTAAACACCTTGTTCATACCGCCCTCGGCACTGCCGGGGGCTTTTTTATTGCCTGAACAACATGAGAAAAATCGAAAACTTCGAGAGCTTCGCCGCCGGGTACTTCCTCGGACTCGGCATTAAGAAGCCGACCGCAGAGGACATCTGCAGGCTCAGCGTTGAGTGCAGAGCGTTCGCCGCTGCGCTCAGCTTCTACATGTTCACAGACCCCTACGTGCTGTCGAAACTGCGAACGCCTGAGAAATACGAAGCGGTCGCGAAAAACATCGAGCGCTTCATCCAGGCACTTCCGTAAAAGGCTACGAGGGCAAACGGCGTGACGCAGATATGCGCCGGTCTGGGCGACTAGTCCCAGATTCCAAAGCCAGGGCATCTGCAGGCGAGAGGCTTTTGCGTTCACCCCGGCTCCCTCCCTCACTCACTCACCAACCAACCAGAAGGCATTCACGTGCCGCCGGCCACCTCGCGTGGCGTTCTCCTTCGGCGACATCTGAATGCCTTTTTTCATTTTTCGGAGGCGTCATGAAGCGCTTTATTACTTACCTCGACGGTCTCGCACGTCGCACTTACTTCGGCACGGACGGTACCGAGCCTCAGCGCTCTGGCGTACTCGGGTACTTCATCGAGGGCCTCGAAGGCCTGCTCGGATTCTTCGGTCTGGTGATCTTGCCGGCCATGGCGGCTGCCACCCTCTACCACTTCATCTTTGACTAGGAGGCTCGCATGAGCAACGGTTTCTACTTCGGTATGGGCGGCGTCCCATCCGTGTATGACGAGTATCCGGACGAGCAGCCGATCCTCATTGACGGGTACGAGCTCGATCTCGACACGCTTACAGCTGGAGGCGAGCTCGTCACGATCGAAGAGTTCACCGAAGCAGCCAACGACGCGGGGCTCGACAAGGACATCATGGAGGACTGCCTCGAGGAGCTTCGCGTGCTCTGGCAGGAGCGCGAGGAGGAGGAAGCAGCATGAGCTTCTCCGACCCGGCCCACATCATTGACCACATTCCAAGGGACTTCGACATGAAACGAATTACTCGAAAGCGACCGCTCGAGCAGCGGCGCGCAGCAAAGCAGGCTCGGCAGAACGTCGAGCCTTTTTCATGCGAGCGCCCTGGACGCGTCTGGACGCTCATCACTTTCATCGGAGCGCTGGCCATCATCGCCGGCGTGCTCATTACTGGACACTGGGAGAGATAAATGAACGACTTCAAAGACTTCGCGCTTGAGCTGCACGAAAAGGGCATCAAGGCAACGATGGACAACGCCAGAACGTTCGTCCTTGGCAACTACGACCGCGTGCTTCCTGCCTACTGGCTAAACCCCGACGCGAGAATCAAAGCGCTCTACGCGCTGATGGAGACGCGCTACGTGGACGACTTCGAGTCGTCTCTCAAGGCGACGCTCACGCTCAGCTCGGAGCTCGACCGAGCCCTTGAGCATGCGACATCGATGCTCTACGGCGAGATGCTCGAGATCGAGTACGACGAACACAGCGAGGAGTAAGCATGACGATCACTTCACTTGAGCCGCTCGAGCTACCGATGCCCGAGCCTGAGGACGAGGTCGACTTCGACCCGTACCCAGAGTTCGCCAGCCGCGACGAGTTCGAGCGAGTCCAGTGGTTCGGCGAACGCGCTAAGCGTCCCGAGCCGATCTACGACAAGACTCTCGAAGACTTCTACGCCATCGGCGACGACGGCGAAATCCCTTTCTAAGGAAACGCAATGAGCTACGCGACCCTGGTACTTGGAGAGAGCGGAACAGGCAAAACCTGTTCGCTCCGCAACCTCGACCCAAAAAACACACTTCTGATCCAGCCGGTCAGAAAGCCCCTACCCTTTCGCTCAGCCGGGTGGAAAGAGATCAAAGCGAAAGGCGACGGGAACAACATCCTCGTCTGCTCGAACCCGCAGGCAATCATCAATTGCATGCACGCGAGCCCGTTCGACGTGATCGTCGTGGACGACTGGCAGTACATCCTCGCCTCGATGTACATGGCTGCACGCAACGTGAAGGGGTTCGACAAGTTCACAGAGATCGGCGGGGCCGGATTCGACATTGCCAAGGCCGCCTCCGAGCTTGGTGAAAACAAGCGCGTCTACGTCCTCGCTCACACGACCTCTGATGAGTTCGGCAACACCCGTATCAAGACATTGGGGAAATTATTAGACGACAAGATCGTTGTCGAGGGCATGTTCACCACAGTCCTTCGGACGCACGTCGAGAACGGACGCTATCTCTTCTCAACTCAGAACTCAGGCTCTGACACAGTCAAATCGCCGATGGGAATGTTCTCGGAGCAGTACATAGAGAACGACCTCGCGGCAATCGACCGCGTCATCTGCGACTACTACGGCATTACTAACGAAAAGGAAAACGAAGAATGATCACTACCTTTACCATGAACCGCAAGTCTGCGGAAAAGGTTGCTGGCTTCAACGGCATCGACAAGTCCGGCAAGTACGTCGGCACCCTCACACAGGTTGAAGTCGCCGAAAGCAAGGCGGGCGCGACTTACGTTGAGTTCGCCTTCAAGGCGCTTCGCTGGACCGAGTGCGGTGAGGCCGCCGAAGAGCGCGGCGAGAAGATGGCCTTTATCCGCCTCTTTGTCTCCTCTCGCAACGGCGACCGGACCTTCGGGGCCGACATCATGGACGCGCTGCTTGCCGTGCTCAAGCTCGATAAGGTTGAGGCTACGCAAGCGCAGGTCTTTAACCGCGACGGCACGAAGCGCCCGGGCTATCGCATCGGCGCGCTCGAGGGCCAGACCATCGGCTTGCTCCTCCAGCGCGAGAATCGCGAGTATGAGCACGAAGGCCAGATCAAGACGACCTACCAGATGAACATCATCACGCCGTTCCATCAGGTTACTGGACAGAACGCAAAGGAAGTCCTGAACAACCTCGAGGCCAAGGCAGTCGAGGCTAAGTTCAAGAACCTCAAGGACAAAGAAGCCAAGCCCGTCACGCCGTCGGCTCCGGTTGCGCACCCCTACGACGACGCTCCGCTTGACGACAACCCCTTTTGATCGTAGGAAACGAACCTTTACTCGTCGCACTGCCCGTCGCATTGCCTATTCAGTGTGCTACGACGGGCCTCCGTTGCCCGGGTGAAGGAAAGCCTACGACTACATGTAAACCCAAGCCCTCGGCACGGAGCTGGGGGCTTTTTGACAACGCGCCTCTGTTTCGTTCCTGCTTGCTATAATCCCTCTGCAAGCACATTGCTTACAGGAGGTTGCATGCAAGCAAAAGACATTAAAAAACAAGCGGCTGCAAAAGCGAGGAGCGCGGCCCTAACGCCAGATCAAAGATCAAAAATCGCAGCTAAAGCGGCCCTTAAAAAGGCTGGGTATCCAAGTGCAGAATACGTCGGCACGCTCTCTTTAGGGGGCGCACAAATACCGTGTGCTGTCCTTGATAACGAAAAACGAGTTGTCTGGGAACGAGAAGTTGTTGGTCTTTTAACTGGCAACAAGAAGGGCGGCCTGGATCGATACCTCGCACCAACAAATTTGCAACCGTTCGTTCCTGAAAAATTCAAAAATGGGCTTGTTGCAGAAACGGCAATCGTCTTCGAAAAAGATGGGACAAAATGTCACGGCTTCGAGGCAGAAGATATCGTCCAACTTTGCAGAATGTATCTGTCAGCCCGGCGCGCAAATGCTTTACTTCCGAATCAACTCCACCTTGCCGCACAGGCAGAAATTATTATTTTAGCTTTAGCGGAAGTTGGGATAACTGCTCTAATCGACGAGGCAACTGGATACCAGTATGTCCGCAATAGGAATGCACTCAATGCCTTGCTTGATAAGTATCTGCTAAAAGAATATGCGGCTTGGGCAAAGAGATTCCCAGATGAGTTTTACCAACAGATTTATCGACTTCGAGGATGGACATACCCAAATGTATCAAAAAATCAGCATCCCAGCGTTGTTGGGAAATACACCATCGATATCGTGTACGACAGAATTGCCCCTGGGCTTGTTGAAGAACTCGAAAAGCGAAATCCAAAAACAGACACTGGTCGGCGTAAGACAAAACATCACCAATGGATGACTGACGATATAGGGCATCCAGCTCTATCAGCCCACATCCACGCAGTAATGGGATTAATGAGAGCGTCGGACAGCTGGACTCAATTCATTGCATTGCTAGATCGAGCCTACCCCAAAAAAGGTTCTCAAATTCCACTACTTACTTGCTGAGTTCTAATTTTCTCAATCGGCCCTGCCCTAACCGGCGGGGCTTTTTCATAGGTACCCAAAATGAAACTCTACGAAATCGCCCCGGCGCTGCGCTTTGCGCTGGATGACATCGAGGTCGATCCAGAAACCGGGGAAATCCTCAATGCGGACGCGCTCCACGCCGTCGAAGCAGAAGCCGCAGAGAAGATCGAGGCCACGGCGCTCTACCTTCGCGAGCTCGATGCCGAGGCCAAGGCCGCCAAGGACGAGGCCGAACGCATCCTCGCCCGCGTCAAGTCAATGCAGAAGCGCTCGGACTACCTCAAGTCCAGGCTCCTCGAAGCCGTCCACGCGACCGGCAAGGTCAAGACCGCACGCGTGACCGTCTCGATCCGCACGACGCAGGCCGTTGCCGTCGACGAAGGCGCAAACCTGCCCGAGGCCTACACGACCGTCAAGACGACCGTAAGTCCGAACAAGGTCGCCATCAAGCAGGCACTGCTCGACGGCGTCGAGGTCCCCGGCTGCAGCCTGGAGGCGCGCGAGAGCGTGAGCATCCGCTAGGCAGAAACAGGAGGTAGCCATGACCAAGACACAAACACCCGCAAAGCTGCTCCTGCGCTACCTATGGCCGCGCATGCAACGCGGCGAGCGGCACTTCGTCATCGAAGACACGCAACTCGCCTTCAGCCAGACAGCGCAACAGTTGAGTAAAGCCGTCCGACGATTCAACGAGTCAGGACATGAGCTCAACTGGCCTGGCTTCCACTTCTCGGCCAAGGTGCTCGACGTTTATAAGCTCGAGATCAAGGCTGAGCGAGAAGCCGACCCCGCGCCGGAAGGATCAATCCCTTTTTAAGGAAGTAAATATGAAAGTCAAGATTAAGAAGCTCAACCCGAACGCGAAGATGCCCAAGCGCGGTACGAAGCATGCTGCGGGATTCGACCTGTACGCCGCTGAAGAATTCGATGCGCTGATCCATGAGGAGCAGACCGTTCGCATTCAGACGGGCCTCGCCTTTGAAATTCCTGAGGGCTACGTCGGCGTGGTGTACAGCCGCTCCAGCACTGCGCTGAAAGGTCTCATCATCACGCCGTTGCTTGTGGACGCTGA